TCATAATGTTTTAAATTCGTCCTAGCTGTTCTAGACATAGTTTATTTATTTAGCTAGTAAAACTATCTGTAGGAAATGGTTACATCTGCTGTTCCTCCAATTGTAGCGTATAGTCCTGTTCCAAAAGTCATTCCAAATAGCGGAATCCATCTTTCACCTGCGGCAAAAGTAATTGTGTTACATAGCACAGTTGTTGCTGCTGATGTGTTGTCCCACAGTTTTATAGTTCCTGATGAGTGTGAGTTGATAATAATTCCATAAACTTGTCCTGCTCCTGTTTTAACTAGAGCTGAGGCTGATATATTTGCGTAACTACTTTTTGGATATACAGTGATACTATCATCTGTATCATTAAGTGCTTGTTCTAACTCTATGACCCCTACTGGTTGGACTCCTGTTGTGTAAACTTGATCTGACATATATTAATTATTAATTCTTCTAATATATCCATTATAGCACAAAACTTATGGCAAGTGAATTTGCCATTCTTTAGTCTCATAATCGTTTAATATCTTGTTTACTTCTTGGGGATTATATTTAGGGCGAAATGGGTGTTCAATAATAGCATCGTGATCTAAAGCTATAGCAGGATTGTATCTAACATTCTTGAATTTATAGCCTTTTAGAAAGGCACGTTTCCCGACAGAGACGTTATCAAACGACCACCACTGGTCTAGCCTTTCATCAAATCCTCCTATTTCTAGCAGTATTTTCTTAGGAATTGCTCCCCAATCTAGTTCACATCTAGTCCAATCACATTCGTCAGTGTGATCTCTCCAGTCCCAGGCTGGGGTTTCGTCAGCGAAACTCTTTACTTTCCCAACAGGGGCTGTAAATAAGGTGTTTTTGTCTTGTTGATATTCCTCCCAGAACTTCCTTAATCCATCTGGGGGTATCTTAATAAAGTCCTGGTAGAAGACAATGAGTTCACCTTTCGCTCTACGAATCATCTTATTAAATGCTTCGTTTAGATCGTGTTTTCCTGATACGTTTACTTCCACTAACCACTCGAACTCTTTGAACCCCTGGCTTAGCAGACTCTCCCTCATCACTTGTAGTCCCTCTGGACGAATTGTCGGTGTTATCACTGAAATTTTTATTGTGTTCATATATAGCCATTCCATTTTTAGTATTGATAATCTGTACTTCCAAACCAAAATCTTTTGCCGCCCCTAGGGGATCACAAGAAACATTAGAACCCAGAGTATCGTGGAAATAAACAACTGCATTCTCTGATAATCTTGGCATTAGTTCTCGTAATTCCTCTAGGACGAATTCTTTCTCGTGGAATCCATCTATAAATAAGAAATCTATCGGAGCTATGTCCTTTGGTAAATCTTTCCCTTTGATAAGGTGAAATTTAATAATATCCTTAAACTCCTCGAATTTACAGAAGTTTCCTTCTTGATACCACTCTGGATTCGGATCACAAGTATGTATCATCCCTTTTCCATTTTCCCACAGAGCATGAGCCATATAGAGCGTTGTAAGACCCCTGTGGGTTCCTATCTCGACTACTATTTGTGGTTTTCTTTTCTTAATTTCAGTATAAAGGATCATCTTCTCTGCGATGTCTGTACTGTCATCCTGGGGAACTTCTTGTTTTATTTTTTCTTCAAATTGCATATTGCTTGATTTAAGTTAAACGCGTAATGTTTCCAAGTCCAGTTCTGGAGAACATAATCTCTAGCTCTCTTGGAAAACGTCTGGTAATCTTTCATTATATCATCATAGGCTCGTTTTATCGACTCTGGGTCTGGTTCTGAAACCAGTCCACCTCCTGATGCCTGTATGTATTCGATATTCTTAGGGCTGTCTGACATACAGATAACAGGTATCCCACAAGCCATAGCTTCTAAGGTTGCCCTTTGCCCTCCTCCCCAGAAGTCACTACTCTGGACTAGAACATCTGCTGAATTAACAGCTTTTACTAGTTCTTTACCTTTCAACTCACCTAAAATCTTTGCCCCTAACTCTTTTGAGTAAATAAATGGGTAAGAGTCTTTTTCCTGATTCCTTCCAATCAGGGCGGAGTCTTCCCCAAAAGCTTGAGGAAGTAACCATTGTCTTTTCCAGCTTGCACAAGTTCCATGATGTACTGCTTTGTATTTCTTCTTTACTTTATAAGGTTTGAAAAGGTCGGTGTTTATACCGAAAGCTTTTGTGGTTTCTATTCCAAAGTTAGCGAATTCTTCTCTATTAATTTCTGACTCTATCACAACAGTATCAAAGCCTTCAACCCATTTAGGGTTAATAGGTCCTCCTGCGAAAAGTAAAATTTTAGGGGTTGAGTGATTTTTAACCTTCAGATAGTTCTGAGCATTCTCACCATTTATAGTACAAGGGGCTTCCCAGTAAATTAGGGCGTCATATCCGTCTAAGTCATACTCTGGTTCGAGGTATTCTACTTCGTAAATCTTTTCAAGCTGTTTCATAGCCATAGCAAGACCGTCTTCCCACTTCTCTTTCATATCTTCTAAACCTTGCCAAATGAATGCTATTCTTTTACTTTTCATATATTTGTATTTCTTGTTGGATCCTATTTATCTTCTCTTTAACTGTCGCCTTTTCTTCTAACAGCATTGAATAAATATCTTGTTCAAGTGGATCGATTAATCCTTCTGAATTATATTTTGAAATCTTCTCGTTTATGGTGTTTAGTTTCTTCGAGTATCCATCATGCTCTTTGTAAAACTGGATATACTCACTTAAGAATTCAACCCGATCGACTTGCTTCGACCCAACAGATTTATACAATAAAAAGTCAGGATCTGGGTGTTCCTTGAGATAATCTATAATATCCTTAATCTTCAACGCCCTTTCGGGGTCAGCAAAGTCGTCTCTAGTTATTCCTAGCTTCTCTATGTATTTCCCAGCAAACTCTGGGTCGCCTAATTCTTCTACTCTGTCATTAATTTCCATTTATTTCTTTTATCCACTTATCGCCAATAATACTCCAATCAAAACTTTTTCCAAACTCGACCATTTGTGCTGTGTCACGATTCACCTTAAGTTCTTTTATTATTGTATCAGCAAACTGTTGTATCTGCTCTTCTTTCTCTACACCAAAGGAGAACTGATAAGGCTTGCACCAATCTTCTCCAGTCTTGGATGAGTGTATCTTTATCCCATGCTGTACGCTCTCATCTAGGGCGCCGAAGTCTGTTGAAACCACAAGGCAACCTGCTAATTGTGCCTTCTTCACGCTTATGCAATCAATTTCCGCAAATTCTGTTGGATATAACATAATGTGAGCCTCAGCATACAGATTGGCTATTTCGTGTTGAGGAATCTTTCCCAACTGTTCTACCCCAGCTTCATCCATCTTTTGAACAAGGTCATTTTTCCATTTCATCATTTTCTGGTCTCCTGCATGAGCAGAATCAAAGACATCCCAGCCATACGCCCACTGAAATCTAGCTTCTGGGACCTCTTTATTTACCCTTTTAAAGATTTCAGCCGCCGCTTCCATTGATCTATCTGGGGAAGAGGTGTTAATGATTAGGTTTGGGTATTTCTCTGCAGGTTTGAAGTCTGAGGTGTTAATCCCATTAGGAATCACAGCAAATTTCTCATCTGGTACATTTGGGAATAGAGATTTGTGAAATTTAGTCTTAACAAAGATTTTTTTAATCTTCTTTAATCTACTTTCTGTAAATTCTCCAGGAGAGATAACATCGTGGACATCAACATAAATGTTTTTTGCGTTCAAATCATAGTCACACATCTTAGGGCTACGCCATAAAAGCATGTGATTAGTTGCATCCTTGATGTTAAATTCCCAAAAAGGCTTCCATAAAACATTACCTTCTTGAACCCTTTTAGACCCAATATTAGCGTAAACTTCCACATTGTAACCGTTCTTAGCAAGATGTTGAGATAAATGGATGATGGCTTCTTCAGATCCTCCGAAACCTTTTGTCCTAAACAGCTCAGGATTCCACTCGTGTTCTGTAAAACCACAGTAAATAACGAAATCCTTATCACTGCATTCTGTCTTATAGAAGTTTTGATTATAAATAGCACAAACTCCAGGATGAGATCTCTGTTTGATAGGTAGAGAATCTATCTTTGCCTTTAGTTTATCCTTATCTTCGATTTTCTTAAGCTCTTCAATAACACCGAGGATTTTTTGTAATTCTTTGACCTCTTTATCCATCTCTTTAACAAGGGTTTGCATCCTTTCGTTTCTTGGATTGATTTCTAAACACCCTCTTAGTAGTGGTAGAGCCTTGTCAGGGCGGCTTTTCCTGAAGTAAACCTTAGCTAAAAGGTTCATAGGGTTATAGTCATAGTCCCTTGGATTGAAAACAATCATTGAATTATAGACAGGTTTCAAAGCCAATCCATAGAGTAAATATCTCTCAGATTGGTCTAAATTGCCCATATCGAAGAAGAATTGCCCTAGTGATAGGTAAGCATCAGGCCAGCTAGGTTGCATTCCTATACAGGTCTGTAGTTCTCTAACTGCATCTTCTTTCATACCTTTATCGTAATAAATCGAGGACAGTTTCTGTCTTATTAGATACTTTTCTGAGTCAGATTCTGATGTCTTTAAGAATTCGTTGAATATCCCTAACGCCTTGTTGGCTTTTCCACTGCCAATAAGGGCGTTACCGTAGTTAAAGTGATTCCTAGGGTCATTTTTGTCTGCTTCGTATGCTTCTTTAGCTATTTTTTCATTTCTATCCCTAGCTTCTTCTATTCTTTCCTCGTTGGTGAAGTGCATTCTGTCCATATCTGTAGAAAAACCAATAGATACATCACGATTCGCTGTAATATCCTCATGAATTCTTCCTTCCCATTCAAAAGAACCATCATTTCTAACAATCATGGTCTTTTTGTGAGCTACAACAGGTTGTTTATCATCATCAAAGTCGTATAGGTACCAGAAAGCGTAAGCATCTTTGTTCTCCTTAAGTACTACTGGCAGATTTTCTAATCCTCTCCACATGTCGTCTACGTCAGACCACATTATATACTCGTACTCTTTTGGTACTTGTTTAAAGTTAAAGTTTCTGGCAGCGGAAAAGTCATTTATCCATTTGAATTCAGAATAGTGAGCCTTGTATTCAGCACATATCTTTTTAACATGCCCTTCAAACGTTTTGTCGGCTGCTGTAATAAAAATACCATCTACATGGCCCTCCATATTATCTAAAAGCCTTCTCAATAATTTTACATCCTCCTTCTTATCTCTGGTTATTAGTGCTAGTGCAATCATATTAATAATTTGATGTTACTTTAAACTCAGGATATTCAGACATAAACCATTTGGAGTACTCTTTTTCGTCTAACATCTTAAGTTCGTCTTCTATTAAATTACTCATTAATAAGTGGTACAGTTTTTCAGGAATCCTGAATAACTCACGTTTCAAAGCGTGATCTTTATGCCCTACTTCAACTTCGGCAAAGTCTGTTTTTAAATTTTTCCTATAATCTGCAATTTGAGTTATTACTAAACGATATTCATCACGAAAAGACTGCTTGTATAGGGAAACAGCGTTTCGGACTTTGTTTTTTAATGTATTTGTTATTTCCATAATTAGATTAGTTACTGAGAGATTGTCTCGGGGACATCAATCTCTAAATATCCCCGAGCAACAACTAACTATTTCAAGAATCCGCTTGTAAACCAGTTACTGTCTTGGTTATTAACTTCTACAGTTAATGATCCATAAACAGCTTTTGGTGTATAAGCACCTCCTCTAGATAGTTCAGAATCAACCATTGGTTTATCAAGATAAGCCAATTTTAGTTTATTCTTATTCACAGCTAGAACTCTAGCAGTAGCATCAGCTGATTGCTGAATATATCTATGTTTGTGAATAGTTAAAGTACCGAAAGCAGTTTCATAAGTTGAAACAGTTCTTACGATAGTTGAAATTCCAGGAGCATTTACTACAACGTTAGATTTTTGTACAAATCCATCAATTGTAGATCTCAAAGAACTTCCTACGAATAAATCACGAGCAACATCACCATTTGAGTTTTCCCAGTTAGCTGACATCAAACCATCAAGGATTGAAGCAGAGAATACTGTACCAGATGTGTGAGCTGTAGTGTTTGTTGACTTAGAAATAGCTTGGATAATACCAGCCATTTTAGCAACAGTTCCTGAAGCACCAGATACTAATGAAGAACGAACAATGTCGAATTCAGCAGCATTTCCCCATTCCATCATAGCTTTAGAAAGTTGTCTTTCTAATTCGTTTTTACCATGATAGTGTTGAACAGCTTGCTGTTTTCTTGTGACTCGCAAAGGAATCGCAATTTCTTCTACAATGTTTGTTAATCGTGTTGGTGTACTTCTTTGTAGGTAAGTGTAGTCAGCACCTTGTTGTACAGCTTGAGACCCTGCGGCAGCAAGTGTATCTACTAGGAAAGAGTGAACTTCGTCAATCGCTTTAGTTTTACCTAAAGTAGACAAAAGTTGATTCTCTTCCGCTGTAAGAATTTCCACCATATTCAAGACAACGTCCTCTTTTCGAGCTACGTCACCATATGTTTGTAATACTTTATCGACAGCCATGTTATTAATTTATTAAGTTTATAAAGCCCTACGCGTCAAACCCGTAAGCCTCCATAACAGCTCTAGCTCCTTCTGCAGCTGCATCATCTTGACGCCCTGCTTGTTGAAGTTCACTGACCTTAGAGGTCCTACCTTGGGCGGAAGCCAAACGGGGATTTGGTTCCATTACTGACCTTTTAGACTCAGACTCCTCGAACTTTACAGCTCTTTCGTAAAGCCTGCTATATGATTCATCTTTAGCTGCTTCAGCAAAAGTAATATTCTTACTCTTCGCTATAGCTTCCAAAATTTCTTTGTTTTGACTGTGTTGAGGATTATCCCTTAGGAATAATGCGTCTTCAAAATCTTCCTTAGTCATATAACCGCTTTTCTTTAGTTCAGCTGCTGCCTTTTGAGTAGCATCTTCACTCTTCTTCCCTACGAAACTAAAAGTGTCTTTCAACGCCTTTAGCGCAGTTTCCTTATCTTGGAAATTCTTTCCCAAATGAGAATTAATTTCTGATAATGTCATCGCTTCGTTGTTCTCAGCACCTTCGGCTTGAGCTTGTTGGTCCTGAGAATTGTATTGTTCTTGGTTTTCAACAGCTCCTTCGCCGCCCACTTGGGGTAAGGTGTCTGGAGTAATGTTTTCTTTATCCATATTATAAAAAGTCTTATTCTGCTAAAACGGTATCCTTGATAGAATACCTGCCCAGAGGCCCATAGGGCCCTAAGGTAGGAACTCTACTCTTCTCTAAGGATGTATGATTTTTCCTTCAGCGAATCATTAACATCATTAGCTAAGTATTGCTCTACTTTCCCTTCTACTTCCTTAACCCATCTAACGAGTTCTTCTACTATCCCTCGCCTGGTCTTTATATCTAGAATGATCTGCTCTGGGGTCAAGGTCCCTTCAAGATTCATTATAGATTGCATATCATTAATCTTCTCCATTAGTAGACCTTTAACAAATGTCCATTCTTCAGATTCTACGAACCTGACCAACTTGTTGTTTTCTTTTATAAATTCTCTCCTGTCTTTATCCATGTTTATATTATACACCTAAACTTGCTTGATTGCTAAAATCTCTTGCAGGCTTTTCAGTCATTTGCCCCTGTGGTGGGAGCTCTTGTCTGCTTTCTCTCGCCTTGTATGACATCTCTGGAGGATAAGGTAATCCCATAGTGTCAAAGATTTGTCTGACAACTGGCATTCTTAAATCTTCAGGTAATAGGTTCGCACCCATTACTAACTTATCTACTGTAGAACCAACATCAAGAGCTTCGTTTGAAGCATAGACCATACAATCTGTTTGGTCAGCTAATATCTTTGTTAGGTTTTCAATAAAGATTTCAGGTCGAGATCTTAATTGTTCCTTAACTTCTGCCAAAGCAATCTGTAATTGTTCTGGAGCTAAGAATAGACCTGCTTCTTTAATTCCTTCTTGGTATTGATTGACATAGTAATATCCGATCCTATCTAAAATCTCGTCTATATTTTCATCCTTATTAAGGATTCTGATAATATCTCCACTACTTGCGTTATCTACTATTGCTTTCACAAGGTGTCTATTCATCGCTCTTTCTACAAAGAATCCACTTCGTTCCTTAATCTTTGTGAAAGCGTTCTTAGATGAACTAGCCTGTAGTGAAGCGTTTGTTGCAGTAGTTGAGGCTGGCATTCTTTCACCAGTAATGGTTTCAAATGTCCTTGTGATTCTCTTAGCAATATCCCTAATCACTCCTTCGTCTGTATAGGAAGCTTGAGATGCTTCTTGCATAACTAGCTGTTCGATGTCGTCCATTGATTGAACGAGCACAGCTCCATTAGAACCAAGCTTTTGAATTGATTGTGGTGTAATGTTTGCTCCTCTTTTGATCTTAAATAGACCTAGTTGAGAAACATAGCTCCTATTTATTCGGATGTTAATAATGATGTTAATCCAAAGTTGTAGCATCATTACTTGTTCGACAGGTCCCCTTCCATCCCATCTTCCTGGAACTTTCATAGCCCAATCTTCTTCGTAAGGCTTAATAATGTTTCCTTCCTTGTCAGTAGTATCGTTCTTCTCTATCAGGTGGCATTTTGGTGATCCTGCTTCTAAACTAGAGACAACAATGTGCCCATCTACTTCTTCAGTGTCCTTTCTATCACCAGTAATAAGATATTCAGGTATCTTGCCCCAAGTTTCCCAAACATCAACATGCTTTGAGTTTCCCCCATGACCTGATTTAAGCATCTCAGCATCAAAAACAGGTAAACCTTCTTCTGCTCTGACACCACTAGTATTCTTCCAGCCGTCCATTCCTTTAATTTCGTCAGCGAACATCAAGGATCTTTCGGTTACCCTGTACGCCGCCTGAATAGATTCTGCTGTTGGATCTATATAAAAGTTAAGTCTGTGAACTAATTTCCTTTTAACCCTATTCTTTCCTTTGATTTTTCTTTTAATAAACTTCCAAATAGCTGTTCCAGTTATAGATTTCTGGAAAGCTGAGTCGTCTAGATCCTGACCAAAGTAGGTTTCCTGCAGTTCTGTTTTTACTAACTGTCTTGTTAGTTGTGTTACTGCATAAGAACCTCCTGGTTTGGTTATAAAATTGATGTCTGCCAAGTCTAGATCAGCATTATCTGTCCACGCATTTGCAACTTCTTCTGATAAAGGATACCAAATTTTATCTCGTCCTGTGACTGGGTCTATTGGGTCATCGAATACGCCCCAATAATTTTTGGTACACACCCTTACTAAATCCCTTATTCTAAACGCCACCTTGTCTGTTATATAAATAACGGAGTTTTCCCAAGTAGATCTTTCGTTATCTACAAGATTAATAGCCTCTTGGGTTAGCCAGTTATCTTTAACTTCTTTTTTTGATTTTGATTTGTACGCCATATATCTATTATACATTAATTGTACCTTGCTGAGTATAGTCCAAACTCAATTTCGTCTTCTTCTTGGACAGGATTGCTCTGATTGTACACTGCTAAAGCGAGCGAAAAGACTCTATCGTCATGTACTCCTTCAGGAACAGTAACCTTTGGGCGCCTGTTTTCTCCTATCTCCCATCTAAAAGCTTCTAGTTCTGCGATTAGCCCTTCATCATTTGGAATCTTAATTTTCCTATTTTCTATGAGGATAGCCAAGTGTTTTAAGACATCGACTCTATTCTTTTCACTGAACTTAATAGCGGAATTGTCATCTATATTCAGTCCTTTCTCTCTTAAATTATCCACAACAGGATCTCCCACACCAGTCGAGTCGATGAAGATCTTCCCATTCCCGTATCTCCTAGCCATCGCTTCGATCCTGGACTCTTGGGTCGGCCAGTCGACATTGTTAAATCTATCCTGCGGGTAGACTACGAAAGTGTTTAGATTAAAGGGCGTAATCACTGTGTAGTCATTGTACTTAGCAAGGTCAACACCGATCTGGAAGAATCCATCCCAATCAAGGGGCATTCTCGAATCATAAGTAAGCTCTCTAACGCCTCTAAAGAATTGTGAAGCCCCATCTAGGAAGGCACATTCATACTCCTGCTGGAATAAGGCAAGAGGAGTTTCCTTTCGAATCTGTTTTATTTCCTCATCTTTAAAGACAATAGTATCGTGTATCCCTTTTACAGACCAGTACCAGTCGTGGGGATTTTCTTTGGCTATCTGCAAAAGCTTCCAAGAGTGGTTTTTACCTTTTGGGGTGTATATAAAAGTGGCAGTTCCTTTGTTTTCTCGTAGCACTGGCTGTATAATAGCTGTCCACATCTCCTCAGACATTTCAGAATACTCATCAAAGACAACATCTATAGGGTTAATACCACGGTGGCTGTCTGGATTTTCACAACCAATAAATCTGTGGATAGAGCCATTCTTATAGTAGATAGTAAGATCGTTAGCGTTCTTTCTTAGAATCACTTCTTCAGGCAAGTGCTCTTTAAGAAGTGTGTCCCAGATAACGTTTTTAGCGGCCCTGTATGTAGGTAGTATGTAACAGTACACTCCTTTATACTGTAAGGCCTTTTTTATTTGCTCGTTTAGGACGGTCTTCGATTTCCCCGATCTTCGGTGCCACACTGCTATCTTGAATCGTTGTTTCGCTGCTAGAAAGTCCAGTTGGTAGTCCCTCGGTGTATATTGGTAGGGAATCGTTATTGTTTTCAGTTTCGATTTCTCTTGCTGAGCTGTATTCGTTGAGTTGTTCTTTTCCATATTCTACTATTTGTAAGTTAAAGTTATGATCTGAAGTACTTTTTTGAGTACTTTTACCAAATGCTCTGTCTAATAATGAATCTATAGCCTTATTGTCGGGCTTTTCTGTTGTAATATAACAGTACTCTCCTTCTAATTCGCCATCTAGGAAGGCCTTAATCCGCTTGGCGTCAGCCACCAAGAGATGCTCAGGTCTTCTCCTCCCGCCAACATTACGCATTTTGATCTCATAAAGGTAGGCATTTCCTTGAGCTAGGGTTAATTGGGCATTAAGTAAAGCGTCAACATTCTTCAACACGCGCTCTTTAATGGATTTTTCCTTCTTGTCCGCTTTCTTCGTAAGTAAATTAGAAGATCCCCTAGGGCGGCCAGCGTTGCGACGGACACCGCCATGGGAGGTTTCATAAGGCTTTACACCTTTGAACTCTAGTTCCTCCTTTATTGTTTGGACATCCCTTAATTTTCTTTCTTGATTCGTAAGCATGTTATTTGTAATAAACCTTATTTGTAATAAATTTTATCTATTTTATCCATAAAAAGAACCCATTCTTTATCCAGTTTAGAGATTTTTAAGAATTCAGCCAACTCGTCCTTACACCAAAGGTTTCTAGGTATCTTAATACCCGCGGCCCTTTTCGACCAAAGTACTAGGAGATCATTAAGAGCATGCTTATCCGCAATAATCTCTTTCAACTTTTCTGGGATATTTACAGATGAAGCAAGCTTGTCTGCAATATATTTAGATCTATTCACATTAAGTAATTCACATTCCTTATCTATTTTATTAAGCTGTTCTTCATTTAATGACACTAGTATTTTTTTCATATTGTATATTTTATATGATGATTATACCATAGTGGATATCCAGATGCTAGATATTTATATGCTATATCCCAGAGATATCCATTGGATATCCATAAGATATCTTTCATTATATGTTGATAAATAAGGTTATTATGAATATTTTATTTGTTTTTTATTTTTTGTTGGATATCCGTAGATATCCTTTGTCTGACACTCTTCCAAAATGGACACCTTTGAAAAGTTCTGTTTTTTTGGTGTATGAGGTACCCCGCCGCCCTTCGTCACCCTCCAACCGTCCCCTCCACCCTACCTATAACAGCCATTATATCCTTATTTATCAACATATATTTTTAAAACTTTTTAATAGGCCTTGTTTGTGTGTGTGTTTGGTTGGTGAGTAATCTTATCGAAACCATTTAATATAACAATAACCAAAACTAAACTCTATCTCTATATATGTGTTAACAATAACAGGCGGCGCGTTCTTGTTGATATATAACAGTTTTTCAAGCTATCAATCTTATCTATTCTATACGGTGTAATAGTTTTATGACCAAAGGGCGCGAATTTCCAGCATTTTTATTGATATCTTTTTAACAGCTAAAACAAGGCAAATTTAATTTATATTTTGATTATTCTTTATAGTTTCGCTGGCGAAAGCAAATTATTGTATATCTTTTGAGTTATCCACAGGTTTAATCAATAACTGCTTGCAATAGGTATATAATATGATATATTTAATCATATAGCAATTACATAACAAAAGCTATAAAAACATTATGAATATATATAAAAACAAGTTAACAGGATTACAGGAAGTAATTATTAACATAAATAATAGAAAGTTTTTAATTAAAGGTTATACACGAAAAGAATTATTAAAAACAGCGTTTAGATATTTAGCAGTTATAAAAGAATAATATGAAAAAAATATATAAAGATTTGGAACAAGAGCAAAAAGAACGTAATGTCGTATTTTCAAGCGAATTACAAGGCGGTGGAATAGTCCACGAAGTTACAAATGATGAAATTGAAAGTGATAGAATTTATTATCACGCAAAAATTAAAAGACTTTTAGACGATAGTTTTTTCAATGACTCACCATTTAAAGCAAACATCATAAGAGCAAGCGAGAATATTAAAAGAATTTTTAACCTAGAATAATATGAAAAACCAAAATGTTTGGATAGAATTTAGGCAATGGAACGAAAAAAAACCTTATATTTATTTTAGAGATTTGAAAGATGTATACAATGACACAAGTGCATACACTACTAAAATAAGAGGCATAAAACAAGCCAAGTTATTTTTAGAGCAAATTTTTAACAGTTATGAATTGCAAGAGGACTTAAATTTTTCAGATATCAGGAGAATCCTCAACGATAAATTTAATTTAGCGGTGCATACCTATTGTGCAATGGACTAGCGACCACATATCAAGCATAATTATAAATTGTGCTTGCTATTGTGAGAGTTAACCAACTCACAGCAAAAATATATGCACATATCAGATCAACTTAACAAGTATAAAGGCCTATCAATGCAACAATTTAACCATATCAAGGCAAATGATATCCAAGATTTTGAGTTAATAGGCGATTTAGCAGATGAAAACAACGATATATTAACTTATATCAATAACAAAGGCGAAAAAATAGCAGTGTTTACAAATGGAGAGATAACAAAATAATATGATTAGAATAATATTCGAAAAGATAGTAACAACGGGAAAGAGAAGCGGGAAAGTGATTGATTTTAGATAGCATTTGTGCTATATTAAATCACGGTCGACATTATTAAAATTAACAATAAAAAATATATGTGGAAAATATTATATAGAAAAGAAATTGGAACGGGAGAGGTTATTGTTATTGAAAAAAATATCTTAACAGCTATTGAACGATACCAAGATAATTTTCAATTTCCTATTATCAGCGTCAATGAAGCAACGGATATTGATATTTTAAATTAAATTTATGTCAAGAAGCAAAAGACTAACAAGGGATGAAATATTATCTATCCCGCCATTGTTAGAGGAGGGTTATACTTATGAGCAGATAGGCGCGAAGTTTGGAGTTACTAAACTTTCAATCGCGAGGTGGGTTAGTAAACTGAAATTTTACGGATATGAAGTGCCAAAGATTAAAAGAGGGCGACCGACAATGCTATAATAAAACAATTATGATTAAATTATTAAAATACAAAAGCAATCAAAAGGAAAAAACAGCTTTTTACTGCTCAGATTATGGGAAGTTTGATTTTGAGCTTTATCACAGTTTTAAATCAACACCATACACTAATCCGCCAGAGTGGTTTGAAACTCTTAAATGGGGAGCAGGGAAAGGCGTAGAAATGGCAATGTTAGACATACTTAAAGAGAATGGGATTACAGGCCAAGAGTATATCCAAGAAGAAAATGGGCGCGTGGATTTTGTTAGACAAGGAGTTACTATTCACGGATATATAGACGCGATGACAACTGGCGACAAGGTTAATAGTTTCGGGTTAAAGGCTGGTTGTCCAATAGAGATAAAATCTATTAACAACAAAAATGCTTTTGACATTAAGAATTATGACAATGGAGAACCAAGAGAAAACTATGTCGCGCAGTTATCTATCTATATGGATAGTTTGGGCGTGGATACTGGTTACTTGTTTGTTTCAAGTATAGACGGGTTAAATACTTACTGGTTTGAATGCAAGCTTATCAAAGACAAAGTTTATAAGTGTGGCAAGGTGGAAATTGACCTTGATGTCGAATATAAACGCTGGAAAAATGTCTTTGAGAATTATATTCAAAAGGACATAGAGCCAGAAATTGATGTCCGTTATAAGATTCCAGTCAAAGACATTGTATGGGACAAGGTTTCAAAAGGAGATATTGGGAAAGCTAGAAATGGCCACAAGGTTATAGGGGACGCGGACAGCTGGAAAATACAATACTCAAATTGGAAAGACCTTATCTTAAAGAAGCAAGGAGTAACAGCAGGATACACAGACGCGGAGGTAGCTATTATTAACGAGCTAACAAGGGGATACACAACATGGAAATAATATTAAGAATATTAGGGTTAATAAAATAAAAATTATGCGAAAACGCGACAAAGAAGTGATGAGTGCAATGATTGTAAAGGTTTTGAACAATCATTTTGAGATCAAGATGCTGAAAGAAAAGTTAAGTGGAAAGATAGCCAAAGAGCAAGAGTTAGAAAGTACTGTATATCTTTTAGAAAAGAGGTTGGGCGCGCTGATTGATTACTTAAAAGTAGATTTCAAGGTTATACCAGCGAAACCTATGCAGATTATCAAAGGCGAGCCAGAGAGGGTTAAAGCGATTAAAAAAATAATAAGAAAATAATATGTCAACATTTAATTTAGATAATTGGGGGGATGATGAAGTGGTTACATCAAAGGAAAGTGATTTCTTTAAATTACCAGTTGGGGATGTCAAAGTTAGAATCTTAACAGACTTTCACAAAGTAAAGAATGTTTGGGAGGGCGAATATCCTAACTCTAAACCACTTGGACTGTTACAAAAAGGACAGAAGATCAAAGACGGTCAAAGTGTAAAGACAGCAGGTTGGGCTTGGGTTATTGTTAGAGGTGATGTCGATCAGATGAAAATAGTTACTTTTCCTATCAGTATTATAGCGAAAGTAGCTAACTTGAAGAAAGATGATGAGTATACTTGGGACGAAATGCCTATGCCATACGACATTACTATCCACAACACAGGAGAAGGCGGCGACAGATATTCAATCACACCTTCTAGGACTAACGCGTCATTAACAGAATTTGAACAAAAACAACTAGAAGAAAAGACACCTATTGAAGAAATTGTTCAGAAGATTATGGATAAACAGAGTGGAAAGATTGAAGAATCACAAGAATTGGAATATCCAGAATCTAACGGTGATCCACTTATCTAATGTTCGGGCTATTTTTATTGGGCGCGGGTGCAGTGATAGGAGGTGTTATTGCTGGACCTATTGGAAGTTTGCTTGGAATTATCATAATACTTATGTTATTTGGGAATAGGTCTTTATAGATAGTTTCGCTGGCGAAACACTACTTGCGGGTAGTGTTCTGGGAGCTCTGCCTGAGTTCCCAGAGCATTATCCACAGGTTATCCACAGGTTGAGGTGCGTGGATTGAGTCGATGTGAGATAATAGAATATTATCAGTTAATTAAATTATTATGAGATTATTCGATAAGCCAATAGCTTTTAACAGAGAATTTGTTGAATTAACAGGGTCAATTAATGGTGCTTTATTTTTATCGCAAGCGTGTTACTGGTCATACCGAACGACTTTAGAGGACAAATGGTTCTGGAAAACACACGAACAGTGGGAAAAAGAAACTGGTTTAACAAGGAGAGAATTAGAATCAGCAAGAAAATCAGCTTATAAATATTTCAATTATGAGTTGAGAGGAATTCCAGGAAAGGGTTTCTACCAAGTTAAATGGGATCAAATTTATGAAGATTTAGGAATAATTTTGGCAGACAACGTTGGCGGAAAACGCCATACTGTGATGGCGGAAAACGCCAAACATTCTATTACAGAGAATACAACAGAGAATACCCTTAAGCTTTCATTAAAAAATGAAAGCGAAGGAGATAACATTTTAGATACCAACTTAGATACCAATTTAGAAATAAATCCTCTTATTGGTTTCCCTTTACCAGCAGGGTGGGAGTTCATAGATTATGGTTACGATAGTGACGACTCACACAACTTCAAAGTGGTAGATCAATGGGGAGATACCGTATCACGCTCTAAAATGAAGCAGGAGAGAGAAAAGTATCAAAATGAGTCAAAGCCTAAGGTTGCACCTAAACGTTCAATACAGGTCAATTTTGAGCCTTATACGGGCATATGGGAGTCTTATCCAGACTTGAAGTCGACAGGAATCAAGAGTTGTCCAAATCCTAGTGCTAAAAATGAGATGTTACCACCAATTAGGAGGATGACACCAGATCTGATCTCAGTTGTTGGTAAAACAGTCAAAAAGTATCCTGATATAGACACTTGGCAGTATGCAATCAAGGAATATTGTAAAGAAATTATGAACAGGATACCAGATCAGAAGGGTTATTACTTACACAGAATGTCTTTCTTTGATTTTTTGAACCAAAAGAACGGATTTGCTAAGTTTGTAAACAAATAATATGATTAGTCCTTATGTTACATCAAGGAGAGTTAGAAGGAACAAGCACGAAGTTATGAATATTATAAGTTACATCGGGATAAAGAAAGATGAGTGCAGGTTTCTAGAAGCAGATGGATTGGTTATAGGTTATATGCCAATTACAGAGAATGCCTTTATTAGGATAAATAATTATAAAAAACAATATGAGCAATATCAAAGACGAGTTAATAAGAAGAAATGAGAATTTTGATGATAGGGAGTATGATTTACAGACAACGAATCTCATCAGAACTGATGTGAGCAGGGATGGAGTTGAGGTAGAAGTTTATGAATGTGAAAATAGATGTGGGCGATGGATGGAGTACAAAGTATTATCAATTTAATTCAAACATTATGAAAATGGAAATATTGAGAAAAGATCTTGGATTACAATTAACTGAGCTAAGAACACAAAGACATATGTCCCAAGAAGAGTTAGCTCTAAAGTCAGGGTTATGTCAATCAGTTATCTGTGACATAGAGCGTGGTCGAAGAAATCCTGGGATCAAAATATTACACCAATTGGCAGAAGGATTAGGATCACAATTATTAATTTATTTTTCAAAGTAAAAGTAATGAGAAGTGCTGATGGGGGAATAGGACTGTATATAGTTATGGCGTATACCACTAGTGAAAACCATGATGAATGTCCCGAGACTCCCCACCAGCACTTCTCAATCGGTTACAAAAATTAACCAGTTAACAAAATAAACTATGAAATACTCATTAACAAAAAATACAAAAAAATGCTTTGGTACAACATTATTTCAAATTAAGGCAAAAATATCCTTTGGTTCAGTCTCAAAGGGAGATTTGGGAGGATATATAGAAAAGGAAGAAAACTTATCACAAGAAGGTAATGCTTGGGTGTGTGGTAACGCTTGGGTGTATGGTGACGCTAGGGTGTGTGGTAACGCTTGGGTGTATGGTAACGCTAGGGTGTATGGTGACGCTAGGGTGTATGGTAATGCTTGGGTGTATGGTAATGCTGGGGTGTCGGGTAGCGCTTGGGTATATGGTAATGCTGGGGTGTGTGGTAATGCTAGGTTATATGATGACGCTAGGGTGTATGGTAACGCTAGGGTGTATGGTGACGCTAGGGTGTATGGTAACGCTTGGGTGTATGGTGACGCTATGGTGTCTGCAAAAGCAAACTTTACAAAAGGTGAATTTATTGGAGGAGATGATTCAGGAAAGATTACTGATATTACAAAACAAACAGGTTCAGATTTTTGGAAAAATCAGTATGTGTTAGGAGATTATGAAATCACACCGATTGAAGAAGAAAAAAGCTTATCAGGGCAAGAGGTTTCGGTTACAATTGGAGATAAAACTTACAAGGCGATTATAAAATAGTAAAATAAAATGAAATACCCAAGATTTAACAAAAAACAACTAGACGAATTTAATAAGAAAAGATTTGATGGTTTATACGCTGTAATCAAGAAACAAATTTCTTTTGACAATAAAGAGAATGAATTAAACTTAACAAAAGGCGATATAGAAATATTGGCTTGGAATAGTGCCGTATTAATTATTAGTAGACCTTACTAGGAGTAACCAGTAAAAACTATGAATAATAAAAAAATATCAGAATACGATAATGAAAAAGACCTAATTGAAAGCTACATAGCTAAGTTAGAAGTAATTGGAGAGGAAGAGCTTATAAACAAGATTAACAAAAAATGGGAAGAAGAATTTGATGAGAAAAAAGAGTTAGAAACTTGGAACGATGGATTCCTTGATGAGCAAGATGTTGATTGGGAAAAAGTTGAATCCTTCATAGACCAAAAAATAACACAGCAGAGGGAGGAGATAGTAAACTGGGCACAGCAAAGATGTGAAGACAATCTAAAAACCTTTGGCACAGATAAATGGAATGGTGATTTAGAAGATTTAATAAAAATAATATGCGAGAAATAAAATTTAGGGCTTGGGATAAATCAGAGAAAAGATATTGGTCGCAAAAAGAGATGAACGAGATCGGTGGATTTTACTATACTTTTGGAGTATCACCACTTAAAAAAGAATTTGATTTACAACAATACACAGGATTAAAAGACAAAAATGGAAAGGAGATTTATGAGGGTGATGTAATGGTTTTAGATGGCCCTATCTTTAGAAGTGGTTTATCCCACTGTATTATTATTGGCAACATTTATGAAAATCCTGAACTAATAAAATAATATGTCAGAAAAGATAATCGGACTCACTTTAGGAACATTAATAACAGGGCTTATGATTTATGGAGCATGGGGATTGGTTGGAGTTATCCCTCATCTATTCTTTATAGCCTTTGGAGCGTTTGTATTATGGGAATTAATAACTTGGATCTTATGAAAATATTATCATTATTTGATGGAATGAGCGTAGCACAACAAGCACTTAAAAACATAGGTGCAGATGTAGAAGTTTATTATGCAAGCGAAATAGATGAGTATGCTATGGCAGTTACACAAAGTAATTTTCCTGATACATTTCAAATGGGTAGTGTTGTTGGTGTAATCGTAGATGATTTAGAACCAATGGATTTATTGATTGGTGGCTCACCTTGCCAAGACCTATCAATTGCCAAGAAAGGTAGAGAGGGTCTATCAGGTTCTCGGTCAGGACTATTTTGGGAGTATGTACGAATCCGAGATGAGGTGAAACCTAAATACTTTATCTTAGAGAATGTAGCAAGTATGCCAAAGGAAGCTAAGGACACTATCTCTGAAGCACTAGGAGTTCAACCTGTAATGATAAATGCAAGTCTTGTGTCGGCTCAAAATCGTAAAAGGCTATTCTGGGTTGGAAAATGGAATGGCGAGAAGTATGAGCAGGTGGAAATACAACAACCAGAGGATAGAGGAATTTTGTTGAAAGATATTTTAGAGAGTGATGTTGATGAGAAGTATTTTGTAAAAAATGAAAGGAAAAACACACTTGTATCAAATAGACCACAGGATGCAGACAAAAACAAAGCTAATACATTATTAGTCGGTGGAACAAACCCGACAATTAAAATGAGAGACAAATCCTTGTGCATTGATGCAAACTATCATAAAGGAACAAGTGTTGAACATTATATTGAGAAAGGGACAAGACAATTAGTTCCACAAAGAATTGGCTCATTCAACTCAGGAGGTCAAGGCGATAGAATATACTCACAAGAGGGTAAGTCTGTAGCACTATCAGCAAATGGTGGTGGTAGGGGTGCAAAGACTGGGTTGTATGCAGTTGGTGTAGCCAGCAGAACATATCCTAGAACTAAAATAGAAGGTCAAGAAAGAGTTAAACAAATTGAAGTACGTTCAGATGAGAAAGCAAATGCAATGACTTCTGTTCAGGGTGATAGTATGGTTGCAGTAGATACACAAATCCGAAAACTAACCCCAACAGAATGTTTGAGGTTACAATCAATGCCAGACCAATATTTTGACAAGGCAATTTATAAAGGTAAACCAATATCAAACACACAAAGATATAAAATGTGCGGCAATGCTTTCAATTGTAAAGTAATTGAACACATACTAAAACAAATCTTATGAAAAAGATCGAGTATTGGGTTGCAAAGAAAGTGAATGGGAAAGAGATTCTTTTATTCAAAAAGCCGAGCTGGAGATTCGCTATAAGCATGGCAGAGAAGTACAAAGATAAAGGATATTATGTGAAGGTAAAGTAATTCACTTGGCGAAAATGAACATTATTAGTATAATAAGGAAATATGAAAGATAAGGCGTTAACATATTTAAAAAATGGAGCTTCAGTGATACCATGTAAACCGAGAGAGAAAACTCCTACAATCAATTGGAAAGAATACACAGAGCGATTACCTACTGAAGATGAAATTACAAAATGGTTTCAAGGGGACGAGAATATTGCAATGATATGTGGGAAGATCAGTGGATACACAGTCATCGATTTAGATAACAAGTCAGGGAAAGATTTATTGGAATATGCTAAGAAATTAGGGTTTCCAGAAACAGCGACAGTCAAAACACCAAGTGGGGGGTACCATCTTTACTACAAGTATAATCCTAAATGGAAGACAGGGGTCCGAGTTTTTGAAGATGTAGATGTTAGGAACGATAATTCTTATGTTATCTTGCCTCCTTCAATCCATCCTAATGGAGGGAAGTATGAGTTGTACAAGAATATCGGCAACGCCATACTTCCAGATGAATTAGGACAAGGGAGGAGGAGTAATGATACTCCTAATTGGAATGAAGTACTGTTTGGAGTCGGAGAAGGATCTAGGAATGATACAGCAGCCAAAGTGGCAGGTTTGTATATCGCAAGACTAAATCCTAGTGATGCCTGGCAGGCTTTGAGCATCTGGAACAGACAGAATAATCCACCACTGCCAGAGTATGAATTGAAGAATGTCTTTCTTTCTATCTCCCAACGAGAAAGAAGTAAGCCTAAAGAATTGCAGGCGGAAGATCTTAAGGAGAAGTTCAGATTAATTACGCTGTCCCAGTTGGTTGATAGGAGTATGGTTGAATTGAAGGCAACAAAGGCTTCAGAATGCGTGTCATTTGGATATGAGTTTTTAGATGACAAACTAACTGGTTTATTCCCTGGAGAGTTGATGATCATCGGTGGGGAGACTGGGGTCGGTAAGACCACTCTAGCCACAAAGATGGTATACAACTCCGCTAAAAGGGGGACAAAATCGGTGATCTTGGCTCTAGAAGACAGACTGAACGATTATGGGATTAAAGCAGTGTATTTTGAATTAGGTAGAGTCAGGAAAAAAAGAGGACTTAAGAATTATCCATGGAATGAGTATAGGAAGAACTGTGTCTTAGATAAAGATTATCAGTTTTACATCGATGAAGCGGTTAGTGCAGTGAAGAATGACAATGTTTACTTCATCGAAGTAGAGGAAATGATGAGTATTGATCTCTTAGAGGTTATCCTAGATACACTAACTGCCCAGGGTTACGAACTGTTCTTGATAGACCATCTGCACTACTTTGACTTGTTGAAAGGAGACTCTTCTAAGGCAGATTATGTCGAGTCAGTGATGATTAGGCTGAAACAGTGTCAAAATAGAAATGGCGCGCGTATCCTTCTGATAGCACACTATAGAAAGCTTAATGGACAAAAGCCAACAGACGCCGCTTTCAAGGACTCTATGGCTATCGCACAGAACGCGAACTACACAATGCACTTGTGGAGGGATAAGTCAGACCAAGGAACTCCAGGGGAGACTGAGATATTCATTTCAAAATCTCGTAATCCAAATGGGGAAGCACATATGAAGATTATGTATGACAATGATCTCAACGATTACATATGTGATGGTTACACCCCAGAGGATTGGGAGAATGGAGGATATACCAACGAGCAAATTATTCAGCAGAAAATAAAAAACTTTTAATATGATTTGTACTAATACAGAATTAAAACTAAAGATAAGGGATGGAATCAATAAGGCGGCACAGCCTGTTATTGAAACCGCAGGACCAAATGGGAAGAACGTTATCTTAGATGATGGTGCTACTATAACCAATGATGGGGTTTCTATCATCAAAGAAATAGAACTTGAAGATGAGGTAGAAAATGTCGGGGCGAACATTCTTAAGCAAGTCGCTATCAAGGTAAATGAGATCGCAGGGGATGGTACTACTGGTAGCATTATCTTAACGAAATCTTTGTACAATAATGGGCTAGAATACACCTTAATGGGGGTAAGTGCCATGGAGGTCCGAAACTCCATCCACAGAGCCTCACAGGCCGCTATATCGATGCTTGAGAAGTCAGCTAGGAAAGTTGAGAACATAGAAGATGTTGCGAGAGTTTCTTCAGAGTCAGAATATCTTGGCAAAATCATTTCAGATGTCTTTAGAAAGATTGGGAAAGATGGAGTGGTGACAGTTGAACAATCACCGAAGTTAGGGGTCGAAGTAGAAATTAAAGAAGGTTTAGAGTTTAACAATGGATTTCTATCACCATACATGGTTACGAACCTTGAGAATAGCTCAGCTGAACTTAACGATATTGATATTATGTTCAGTGATAAGAGTATCGATGATGCTAGCGAATTTTTACAAAAGATAAAAGAAGTTCAAGATCGAGGAAGGAATGAAATGCTAGTAGTCGCTAGGGATGTTAGAGGTAAGGCTTTGGATGCAATCGTCCAAGCGGCGGCTACTGGGGGATTCAAAGTTGTGGCAGTAAAAGCTCCTGGAATGGGAGAAGAAGTAGTAGACCAATTAGAAGACCTAAAATCCTTAGTAAAAGATGGCAGATTCTGCAAAGTGACAGTTACTCAAGACAAGACTACTATTGTGACTGATGGCAGTGCTAAAGAGAGGATTAAATTACTTAAAAGGAAGATAGAGAACGAGAAATCAGAATACACTAAGACTAAGTTGAAAGAAAGAATCGCTAAACTTACTTCTAGTGTGGCTATACTATCTGTAGGGGCGGCTTCTGTTAGCGAAATGCAATATCTTAAACTAAAAATAGAAGATGCTATTAACGCTACTAGAGCTGCCTTGGAGGATGGTGTAGTGGCAGGTGGTGGATGTGAACTGTTAAGGATAGCCTATGTCCTTGGTGGGAAAAAAGAAGTGGGCTATCAATTAATGGCTAAGGCGTTAGAGGCACCATTTAGACAGATAGCAGAAAACTCAGATCTAGAAGCAGGTGTTATAATAAGTAATATCCTAGCTGGCAAGTCAGGATATGATGCTTTAAATAAGAAATATGTAGACGATATGTTTCTAGCTGGCATTGTAGATCCTCTTAAGGTCATCAAAACAGCTATAGAGGTGTCAGTCAGTGCTGTGGGTACTTTATTAACAACTAATTCATTAATCTATGAACATAAAAACAGTAAATCTGAAGCTAAATAGTGGGTATGTGTTACTCTCTCGTAGAAGAGAGCCAGTGTTGGGTGAGGAGTTAGAAAGTTACATTGTATTACAAGCCAACTCAGAATTTGGTTCTTACAAGAATGGTGATGTTGTAGTGGTCGAACAATCTGCACCTTACACTAAGTTTGAAGATAACTACATCTTTAAGGAGAATGCAATAATCGCAAAATATGAGTAAAGAATTAGCAAACTACAATTACTGCCTAGAAGTGATTGAATTAAAGAAGAACATTGAATTAGCCTTTCTTACTCTAGGTGAGAGACTTAAGGAAATTAGGGACCGAGGGTTGTACGAAAATTCTTGGGATTCATTTGGTGATTATTTGCAAGAAATTAAAATGAGTGAGTCTGTCGCATCCAGATTGATTAGTGTATACACCAAGATGGTTTTAGAATATCAGTTGCCTTCTGAACTTATCGCCAATGCTGGGGGTTGGAGCAACGCTTATGAGATTATACGAGTTTCGTCAACGAAAGAAGAAGCCACCAAGTGGTTGGAAGACTCAGCAGAAAGACTCCCACGGGATACCAAGATCATGCTACGAGAAGCTAAGACTGGAATTAGTCAGGATAGCTGTGATCATGATTGGGTTCAGATAAGGTTTTGTACAAAGTGTAACGCTAAAGAAAAGATCTATGATCAAGAACAAAATTAAACCTATAAAAATGTGGGCAGTTGTTAAGAATGGGAAACTTGACCCTATGGAAGTTTACGAAGACAAGGATGTCTTTGTAGGGAGGGATGAGGAGCTTATTAGAGTAATTGTAACCCCAGATGAGAAAAATACCAAACAAAATAAGGGTCGAAATATCAAATGATCCATTCTACAAAACTTGCTGTATATCAGGAGATACGCATGACATTCAGTGGCATCATAATCTGATTTATGCAGGAAAACAGGTAAATGAAAAATTCTGTATCCTCCCGCTAGAAAAAAAAATTCACGCAGATATCTGTAAGTACAAAGAAAAGTGCGACTGGATAATGGTTAACAGAGCGACAGAGAACCAACTAAAAAAATACTCTAAGGTTGTAAATTACATTTTATTAAAAGAGAAATTAAATAATGTCTATGGCTTATATAAGGAATCAAGATAAGAAGGAATCAATTAAAAATCAAAAGAAGGGTAGAAACAAAACATACGGAACGCTTATTTGTCCATATTGTCAGAAAGAAGTTGAAAGATATAATAGTAAACAATATGTTTGTACCGATAAGAAATGTATATCTCAGAGGAATAAAGATAGAATCCAAAAGATGAAAACAGAAGATCCTATTAAGTATAAGGCTCGTTCGCTTTCTGGCAGTGTTCGGTTAGGCAAGGATAAGATTAAAATAATGGTTAATCTAATTACAGAAGCTTTAAAAAAACCTTGTATCTTTTGTGGAACTGAATTAACAACTGATAATATCTCTCTAGACCACAAGGAACCAATTTACCACACTCGGCTTTACGATCGAAAAAACCATAAATCATTAAAGACATATGAAGAATTAAGACATCTTCATCGCCCAGAGAATTTACAAATCATCTGCTATGACTGTAACCAAATTAAAGGCGATCTCAATAATGTAAATTTTACTAGGCTGTCAGAGTTCCTCGAAAAGAACCCCATAATAAAGGAGTATGTTAGACGAAAAATAAAAGCATCACGGGTATACTTTGGTTTCAACAGAAAAAAATAAGTTCTAAGTTAAAAGATATGGGTGTCGATTAAACTCTTAGAATAAGAAACAAAAACCACAGGTTTATCCTGTGTTTTTTTTAACTCTTCTATCTTTAAAAGAAGACCCCTAATAATCTGAACATATTCATTCTCTACATTGTCTCGATATAAACCACAGATTGAACATTTAAAGCTCGGGTGACTACACTTCGCTTGTTTTTCCCTCAATGGTGCTAATTTAATGTCGATAACATCTTCGTCCATTCTAGTATTATCCAAAACTTTAAATAAAAAGTCAAATCCCCTCAGTTACGAGGGGATTTTTTCATACAAAGGAATTCATAATCTGGGTCGAGAAATCTCTCGTTGATTATGTGGCAGATGGTTTCCGCTGAATGATTAGCGAATAAAATATGCCATGCCCTGTGTATAACTCTTGGTAGGATTGATATGTTGCGTTGATTGTTTTTACCCCCTATGCTCCGAGGCTTCTTGTGGTGCTTGTCGAAGCTAAGGTCTGTCTTTTTCGCTCTCATTCTGTCCTTTCTATCCGAGCAAAAGCCCTGATAACTTTCTCGTTGTTTGAATCATTGTAGAACGAATATATCTGTCCGTTGACAAATATAAATAAAACCTCCTTCTTCGGAGTAAGTTCCATGTAGTAGAGCAGATTAATCAATGTTCTGATCTCGTGTTGCATTTAGTTCTCCTTTGTGTAAGTGGGCAAAAATACTTGCCCCAAAGTCTGCATAGTAAAGCATTAACTCATCATCACTCTTGGCATCATAGCCAAAATGTAATTTATAGAAATATCTGTTAGTGTCAGACAAAGCCTCATACTGTTGCTTTTTATTCCATGTAAGTAAGTCCATTTGTCTCCCTTATTAAAAGAATTAACAAAGCTTCCCTCTCATGCCAATAGTAATAAAAGCTACCGATTTGAACGAATAGATCCAACTGCATTTTATACCTCCTATTTGTTAAGAACACCTACTCTTATTATAACAGAAACCACCCGTATGAGGCAGGTGGTTCTGTAGATAGACATTATGAGTTAAATATTATGAACAATCTAAAATGAAAGAATATTGTTGTATCGCCCCCTATTGGGGGGTACTTTCATAATATCATAAATCTTGAGATTATTCAAATTTACTATAATCAACATTACCTGTTTGAAAGTCCTTTATTGAATAGCCGAGTGTTAGTTGGTAGTGTGGCTTGTCAATAAATGAAGTCCAATCACCTCCCCACTCTCCCCAGTGACCAGTTTCTTTATAAGTAATATAACGCCAGATAAAGCGTAGTGTCTGCCATTCCTCATCAGATAAGTTGTAGCCTTTCTTTCTGTCTACTATATCGAAGGCAATCCCATACTGGTGGGCAGATTCTCCACCTTTAGCGTTAGTGATAATCGCTCCAGCAGTAGTTCTTCCTTGATTCCAATATTCATTCTGCTTCTCTACACTTCTAAAGGCTGAAGTAATCCTTAAATCCAATCCGATAGTACTAGCGTGCTCACAGAAATCATAGGATAGTCTATCGAGTAATGGCAGGAGTGAGTTTATTTCCTTTACTAGATATTCACTTTCATACTTATCATATTTTCCAAGTCCAATCCATTCGTGTAATCTATCTTGTTTTTTTAAATCCCTAGTTTTACAATGTAAGTTTTCATGCTGTGGAGTATATATCCATTGAGGGATAGCTCCTTTCTTTGTTTTACTACACCAGTTTGCAGTATCGTCATTCGGTTTCATGTAGATATACCCATTCTTTTTTACAAAACTTCTTGTGTAACTGGTACTAGAACCAAGTAACCGACTTGTCTGTCCACGATAATCTTCATCTTTAGATCTATTCTTTTCCCATTCGACATAATCTCCAACATAATGGATATGAGAGTCTTTGCCCCAACCTCTTAAGATAGCTGAACCTCTAAACAGAGTGCTGTTACTAATTTGAAAATGTGGGAGTGCTTTATCTAACTTAATCACTTCAAAATCATATCCCTTTGGAGTTATTTGCTTTGCTTCTTTTTCGCCCCACCATTTTAATGCTGTGTAATATGATATTTTCATATCTTTATTATAGCAAAAACCCCCAATTAAGGGGGCTTTGCTCTTTAATCACCCTCTGTTCAGAATAACACCACTCATCAGAACGTCACAGGGTCGGGTTTCCGAATTTCGCGGAATGTCTACCTAGACCGATTTACTAGGGTTAAGGCTTGACCTGTCGTGGTGCGACAAAGGACTACCGATTGTTATCTAAACAAAGATTTTCTTTTTTGATGCCGTCTTCATTACCTTTGCTTTTGAAGCAACTGCCCAGCCCATTTTTTGAGCTTTCTGTTTTGCTCTTTTTTGTGCAGCTCTCGCTTGCATACCGCTTACTCCTATTTGTTTTAGTGCTTTGTACAAAACTCTAGAACCAATTAAGGTCTAGATTTCAATCCGACATCAGAACAATCTTTTACTTGAAAACTTAGTTTGTTCTTTTGTTTTAATAGCCTAATCCGCTTTATAAAAATAGGCTATTTCTTTTTTGCTTCAATTTCGTTGATAATTGGGTCTTTCAAACCTTCTTCCAATTTCCCTTGAATATATGCTACTGCTCTTGCTTCTTTGCCTGATAGTTGAACCCTATCAATCAACTGAAGCAACACTGTGCATTCTTCGCGATTTAATTGCATATTGTTTTTGATTAATTAATAATACTTATTATAACACACTACTTTAAGAATGAAAACCCTCCAAAGTATTTAACTGCCTTGTAATATAAATCAGCTCTCCATTTTTCAGAACCTCTTTCTCTCATCTGCCACCACATCTCTCT